ATGGAGTTAGAGCCTTATGAAGGTGGCGATAAATTTTATATAGGTTTACAAGGTGCTTTAATTGACCCTACATTGCCCGCTCAAGGAGTAGATGAGCATGACCCTACAAATAAATTAAATAATGATAAGTGAAGCAATAGCAGTAAATAATTTAACACCTACAAAAATTATAAATAGTGTTAATTTTCATCAAGAAGTATATTTTCATAACGAACACGGTTCTGCTGTTTATTTAGGTGGTTCTAACGTAACAACAGGAACAGGTTATGAACTAGCTAATAATGAAAATGTAACAATGAAAATACCGCAAGACAATGAATTATACGCTATTACTGGAAGTGGTACAGGTAATTTACACATAGTAAGGCCAAACTAATGCCATATACAATTATTCATAATCACCCGGACTGCCCTAAAGAAAGTGGCGAATTTGGTAAAGATCAGGTTGGAGGCCATGCTGTTGTCAAAGATTCAGACAATGAATTAATGGGATGTCATAAAACTCATAAATCAGCAATGGACCAAATAACTGCTTTAAATATATCAGAAGCCGAAATGAAGTCTAAAGAAAATGAAATTGAATTAAGAGAGGTTGATAGAAAACCCCCTGAGTTTATGAAAAAAAATGCGCAGCGAGGTTTGGACAATATTAGAAAGGCTGGGCCTGGATTAACAGAAAAAACAAAAAGAGAAGCAAGATCTATGGCTGCAGGTGAGCCTATATCAATTTCAAAAATAGTTCGTATAGCCGCTTGGCATAAACGACATATAGTTGACCTTGATCGAGAAAAAACTAGTCCCAACGATCCTGACACCTGGAGATATTCAGACGTAGCATTTTTACTTTGGGGATCCAATCCCTGGACTAATCCTATGCAGGCTGCAGATTGGGCTGATAGAAAAATAGCTCAATTAGTTAAAGAAGGCGAACTTGAGCCTAGAAATGATCCATCAACACCAGCGCCTAAAAAAGATCAAATAAAAGGAAGCGGCAAAAATAAAAAAGGGTCTGCTAGTGGTAAAAAAGGATCAATTAAATTTAGTGAAGGTACAGAAACAGCTATTAAAAACAGAGTTAAAGAACATAACGAAGAAGTGGCTGGAATGGCATCATGGAGAAAATTAAAAACATCATCGGCAAAAGCAGTTGTTAGGAGAGGTTTTGGTGCTTTTAGTTCTTCGCATAGGCCTGGAGTTAGCAGACAAGCTTGGGGTTTAGCTAGATTAAAAGCTTTTAGTTATTTGTTAAAAAATGATAAACCTAAAAATCCAAATTATAGGTCAGATAATGATTTGTTACCAAAAGAACATCCGAGATATACTGCAAAAAAAGAAGAAAAAATGAGCGGTCAGCATATCGATGTATTCGATCGGGCTGTAGCAATGTCACAAACAATTGAAAAGCTAAAGAGTATTACTAATATAAATAACATGGAAAAACAAACTGAAAATAGAAGTTTTACATTTGCAGCAGTTGAAGAAAGAAATAACGACGATAAAAATACGTTATTATTTACAGGCTATGCTTCAGTATTCGATAAGCCTTATGGTGTAAGAGATAGCAAAGGCCAATACAACGAAACAATTAAACAAGGTGCCTTCAAAAAAACATTAAAAGAGCAAGATGATGTAAGATTTTTAGTTAATCATGATGGTATTCCATTAGCTAGAACATCATCCGGAACTTTAAAATTAGAAGAAGATGATTACGGTTTATTTGTTAGAGCAGAACTAGATCCAAATAATCCAACTGTAGCCGAAGTAGCAAGCGCAATGAAGCGCGGAGATTTAAATGAAATGTCTTTTGCTTTTGCAGCAATAAAAGATAATTTTGACAACTCTGGAGAAAATAGAGAAGTAAATGAAGCAAGACTATTTGACGTTAGCGTTGTAACTTACCCTGCAAACCCGTGGGCTGGCGCTAAGTTAAGAGGTGTTGATATAGATAACTTACACAAAGAATTAGTCGAAGCAAGAACTGGTGAACAAGCAAAAGAAATTTTAGAAGGTTTTATTGATAAAGTTGCAGATAGCAATGAAGTTAATAAAAAGCGAAGCAATCCAAAAGTTGAATTATTAAAAATGAAACTTGAAAGAGATGGCATTCGTTAAAGACGTGTAGCCGAGTTTAAAGACCGTATATTATACATCTATCAAGCTCACTCTGCGCAGAAGTATAAGAATAGAAACATAAAGAAGGATAACTACATTGAAAAAATTAATTGAAGCTAGAGATTCAAAAGTAGCTGAATTAGATGGCCTTGTAGCTGAGCTTGATGAAATGGATGCAGGTAAAGAATTTGATACCAAATTTGCGAGATCAAATGAGTTGCATACAGAAGTAAAAGAGCTTAACGATAAAATCGAGGAAGCTAGAGAAGCCGCAGAAACTCTTAAAGCAGTTAAAGAAAGTAGACAAGAGCTTAATGTTGAAGATGAAGACTTAGGCGATAAAGAAGCTATTGTTGAAATCAACGAGCCAAATATGTATAGAAAAGGTGGAGATCACTCTTTCATTGCAGACGCTTGGAGATCAAAACAAGGTGACTATAAAGCACAAGAAAGAATTGGAAGACATCAAGAGCATGAGTCTCGAGATATTGGTACAGGAGCATTCACAGGATTGGTCGTGCCTCAATATTTAGTAGATGAGTTTGCACCTATTGCAAGAGCTGGATCACCATTATATAATGCTGTTCCTAAAAAACCTCTTCCTGAATTCGGAATGAAAGTGGAAGTTTCAAGAATGACAACTGGGTCAACCGCTGCTGAACAAGCAAGCGAAAACGCAGCCGTTTCAGAAACTAACATGGACGATACATTATTAACAGTTAATGTTGATACTGTAGCCGGTCAGCAAGACGTTTCAAGACAAGCTCTTGAAAGAGGTGGACAACCTGGTTTCAGTCTTGAAAACATTATTTTTCAAGATTTAGTTTCAGCATACTATACAAAATTAGATAACTTGATGATCAATGGCTCTGGAAGTTCCGGACAGCCAAAGGGAATTTCTCAAGTTGCAGGAATAAATACAACAACATATACAGACGCAAGTCCAACTGTTGCTGAACTTTATCCTAAGCTTGCAGATGCAGTTCAAGAAATCAATTCAAATAGATTTGCACCAGCAACAGCTATTATTATGCACCCTAGAAGGTGGGGATTCCTCACCGCTGGAGTGGACACAACTAATCGTCCATTAGTGTTACCGGCTGGCAACAATACAGATAATGCTATCGGTGTTGGTGAAGCTGCTGCTTATGGTCAAGTAGTTGGAAGCGTTATGGGATTACCAGTAATCACAGATGCTAACATCAGAACTGACTTGGGCGCTGGAACTGAAGACGCTATTTATATAGTTAAAGCAGATGATATGATTCTTTTTGAAGATGGATTATTCCAACTCAAATTTGAAGAAACTAATGCTGGATCATTAACAACTAAAATGGTTGTTTATGGTTATAGTGCATTTGCTTCTGGCAGATACCCTGCTGGAATTAGCGCAATATCAGGAACAGGACTTATTGCACCTACTTTCTAAAAAGTAAGTTGGTTTAGGCGGGTCAGGCAACTGATTCGCCTTAAACCTTAAAGGAAAAATTATGGTAAATAAAAAATTAATAGAAGCTTTAAAAAAAGAACTTAAACATTACGAAATCTATGGAAAGGCTGATCGTGCTGAACAGGTTAAAAAAGCTATTAAAGCAGCAGGTGGAAAAGTTGAAACAAAAACTGCAAAACCTAAAGCTGAAAAAAAAGTAGAAAAGAAAAAGTAATTATGCCTAAAGGTGTTGGTTACGGAAAAAAAATGAAAGGTGGCAAAGGTAAGGGCCGCAAAAAAAGGAAATAACCTATGGCAATTACTAATGGCTACTGTACACAAAATGAATTAAAAGCTTTTGTTGGAATCCCGTCAGATGATAGCGGGGACGATAATCTTTTAGATGATGCTATAAATGCAGCTTCTCGACAAATAGACGCTTTTTGTGGTAGATATTTTTATGCTGACGGATCAGCATCGGCAAGAAAATTTTTTACAGATGATTTATATCGACTTAAAGTTGATGATATATCTACAACTACAGGACTTGTAGTTAAATATGATGATGATGATGATGGAACGTATGAAGTAACTGTTTCATCAAGTGAATATCAAGTTTTGCCTATAAATGGAATTGTTGGAGGTATTACAGGCAATCCATATTATATAATAGAATTAATTAGCGACGGATCAAATGAATGGCCTTTAGATTATTCAAGTAATAGGCCCAGGGCTGAAATTACAGCTAAATGGGGTTACGCGTCAGTGCCTGAGCAAATTAGGCAAGCTTCATTAATGTTAGCAAGTGAATTATTTGCAATGCGAAACGCGCCGCTGGGCGTTGCAGGCGTAGGCGATTTTGGAGTTGTTAATATACAACAAAACAGAGAGATTACTAGAATGATTGCTCCATTTCGTAAAGGCACAGTTTTAGGGGTTGCTTAAATGGCAACAATGTCTGAAATTAGAGATGGTCTTAAAACAACAATAAGCGGAATAAGTGGTTTACGTTGTTATGATGTAATCCCAGACAATGCAATAAATTTTCCAGTTGCAATGTTTATACCTACAAATATTGAATTTGATTTAGCAATGCAACGTGGCACAGATCTTTATACCTTTGATGTTTTAATAGCTGTACAGCGATCTGATGCAAGAACTGCTCAGGATAAATTAGACGCGTTTGTTACTGGAAGTGGTAGTTCGAGTATTAGGCAAATAATATATAATAATCGCACTTTAGGATTAGCTAATACAGATGCTAGAGTAGTTAATATGACAAATTATAGTGCTGACTTTAACTTGAATGGAATTGATGGAATCGGCGCTAATTTAGAAATACAAGTTTATACAAAAGGATCAAGCTAATGGCTAAATATAAAATAATTGGTAATAAAAAAGTTATGGATAAAGCTAAAGGTGATACGATAACTATTGACGATGAAAATATTGCAAAATCATTAATTAAGGGTGGCCATATAATCCCTACTACAATTAAAAGAAAGCGTGCTCGTAAAAAAGATGGCACTTTTATAAAAGATGATAAATCAACGCCAGATGTAAATGAGGCGTGGGAGAAATAATGGCAAAGTTTGTATTTAATGATGGTAAAGTATTTTCAGGCGGATATGACCTGAGCAGCCACGTAACATCTGTTAATCTTGAAATAAACGCTGAAGAATTAGATTCAACAACAATTAACTCAGGTGGATTTAGAGAAAAGCTAGGCGGGTTAAAAGATAGTTCATTACAAATAGATGGTTTTTATGAAGCAGGATCCAATAAGCCAGATGCTTTGCTAGGTGCTTCAATAGGAAATGAATTAATTGTTACTACTGTTCCAGATGCTGGAGTAGGAAATATTGCATATTTTATGAAATCAAGATTATTTGATTATTCAATATTAGGTGAGGTTGGAGGCTTAGCTCCGTTTACTATAAGCAAAAGCCAATCGTCCGATAAAGTTGTTAGAGGAACTATACAATTAGATGGCGCATTAACAGCTTCAGGTAATTCAACAGGCACCCAACTTGGAGCTGTTGCCGCCGATGAAAAAGCGTATGCAGCAATTCATTGCTACGCAGTTTCAGGTACATCAACTCCAACTATTACTTTTAAATTACAATCAGATGATAATGCAAGCTTTACAAGTCCAACCGATCGAATTACTTTTTCGGGGATTACAGCTATAGGGGCAGATTTTCAAAGTGTTGCCGGCGCTGTAACAGATGATTACTGGCGTTTGAATTATACTATATCAGGAACATCACCAAGTTTTTCTATTCATGCTGCAATCGGTATTGAATAAGATATAGCGCTTTTCAATTTATTTGTAAACAACCGTAATAAATAAAAATAATTAAAATTACTACATAATAAAAAAAACACGTATATAATATAATTATACGTTGTTAATCAGGTGACAACTTAAGAGAGTAGCCCTGAAGTCGAGAGCCACGACAATAAAAAACGGGAGGCAAATATCCGAAAAGTTTGAGAAAATTAAGCCAATAATATTTCGTGGCCAGTTTATTTAATTCTTAGATGCTTGGCGAAAATCCAACGCAAAAACTATAAAAACTAAGAGCTGTATGCTACTTTATTAATAACTTAACTTTCTCTTAGTTTGAATAACTAGCTTGATTATGCAAGACCGAAAGCTGTAGCGTGTGAAACTCACAATAAATATTAATAGATATGTTGCACGGCTTCAGAAAAATCTAGTTATTCAATAACTAAGTTTTTGCTGATATAGGTAGTTGTTTGGCAAGTAGTTCAGGAATGTACCTGCCTTTAGTTGTAATACTTTAGGGCTACGCTTTAAAGCATATATTGATTCGAAGCAATATAAACTACTTAAATATGTTGGAAGTAATACCTTTAAGGTTGAGAAGAATATCATTAAATGCAATCAACTTGGACTTGATTGGCTTATTTAGTAAGCAAACATAAACGCCTATATCCGCAAGAACTTAGTAAAACAAACTTTTAATGAAGTGCATAACGTTATGATCTGAAAAATAGCTTCCGGGTTTGATACCGGACTTGTTAAGAAGTAAAAGAGTGAATAAGTAAGATCCGTGTATTGCCAGCAGGGTTGAAAATTCCTATCAAAAAATAATTTAAAGCTGGAGCGGTATAAACTTAACTAGCGAAAAAATAACCAAACTGCGCTTCATTAAGAGTTTGTTATAATAAATATATAAAAAAAGAGAAGACTAAAAATGGCAATGACCAGAAAAAATTACGAAGCAATAGCTAAAGTAATTAAATTAAATGAAACAAAATCGCAAGTTACTTTAGGACTAGCTTCAATATTTGAAGATGATAATCCTAATTTTGATACAGGCAAATTTTTAAAAGCTTGTAGTTAAAACGTACAACCCCCGTTTACGTACCGGAAAGCCCCTCTAGCAGCAAGAGGGGTTTTCCATTTAATAACGTATAAACTTATATTTCATTATTCATATTTAAAATAAA